GTATATACATCTACTGCTGCCTTACCTTCCTCTGGCCATGTATGAATACTAATATGACTTTCTGAAAGTAAACAGAGAACGGTAACTCCTTGTGGTTCAAACTTCTTTGAAATAGTTTGAACTATTGTAGCACCGCTTGCAACTGCTGCATTTTCCAATAAGTCTATAAGACAACGCTCGTCGTCCAAAAGAACAAACGAGCATCCATACAAGTTAAGTAGATAATGCTTCCCCATTTTACAGTGGATTCTCCTCCGCTTCCTTAATCAATGAACTCACAATCTCTTCTGTGCCGTCCATTGTTTTGATAGCGAACAGAGATGACTTTTGATATTTTTTAATTTGTTTATATTTCTTTAGAACAATATCTATATTATCTAAATCAATAGTAATTTTTGCGTCTTTTCCAATTCTATTTTCTTTTCCTTGACCACCAAATCCTGCACTCATTTTCTTTTCTTTTTTTCAGGTTGTTTTGTCCCCCAAAGTCTTGGGTTAGTTCTTCCATATCCAAAATCAATTTTTTGAACTGATCCAGGACCATACTTATCATAGTACATATCAAATAGACTAACTCTTTTATGGCAACGTGTTAGATCTAGATATTGTTTTCCATCAACATTATACCAAATCAAATATGCATCATTAGGAAACGATGTGTCTTTTGCTTTTTCAAGCGTAGTTTTTTCTAAAAGAATTTGACATCCATACTCATGGGGCAGAATTTCTTTTTCTTTTTTTGGTGATTCTGCCATTTTTTTCTTCGCTCCCACAGTTACTGTCATGAACGTCCTCCCCATTGAATATCGGGATAGGATTCACTGACAATTTCTTTTGTTATTTTATATTTAGTTTGAAGTCTCTTATCTTTAACAAGCACTAAAATTTCTGCTTCTCTTGGATGGAGACCTTCAAGGATATTAATAAACATCGTTTCTCTACGAAGAGAACTCAATTCATTATTTCCTCCTCTTACGAAATTATAAAACATAGTATATTCTTTTCGAATCGTAGATCTTCCTTGATCCATAGATCCTAAAGAATTAGAACTAAGTTCATCCATTTTAGACACTGCATCATTAATTTTAGAACTTAATGTTCCACTATATGAGGTTTGTTCTCCTGCACTAGCGTAAGGAACATCTCCTTCAGGAAGTAATGAGATAATAGATTCATCAAAATTCCAAATTAAAATCGTTTTAAGTGAAGGATCTTCATATTTTTGAAGTACCTCTACTTTTTTTGCATTTGTCCTTTGCTTTGAAGCAAGGTCTAAAACTTCAAAAGCAAAAGGGTTAACAGGAAGAGATGCTACTGTTTCTTCAGTCTTCTTCCTCGTCTTCGTAGTCGTCATAATTGTAATCGCTATTTTCAAATGTTACTGCAACTATTTCGTCAGGGATCACCTGCCCATTTTCATCAAAGAACTCTGGATGCAAATAAGGAGGTTTATTTTCTATTAGGTGCCTGTATGTCAACCAACCTATTATACCCCCAACCATAAAAAAGAGCAAAGTGAACATTACTGAGAATGTTATTACATATGCTGTTTCCATTTTTCTTTCTCCAGAGAGTTTATTTTTTCCTTATATCAAAGTGAAATTCTATAAAAAAGTGAAACTCTCTACGAAACAGAGAGATCATTTTACCAAACTTCACTTGAAAAGTTTTTGGTCTTAGTGATCTCCTCCTATTCCTAAGTAATAATTCAACGCCTCTATTAATTTGAGGTTCTGATTTATTTAGTTTCTTTCCATTATTATCCATTGTAACACTATTACAATTTCAAATTCAAACTAATTTCTGTTCTTGCAAATACTTAACTGTATCAGAACATCCTCCAATGTGTTTATCATCCATAATAACTTGCGGAAAAGTAGAACCTTGCCCAAATTCCGAATAAAATTCTTCTCTTGTAAAATCTTTATTCAATTTGTAAACAACGTGCTGTAAGTTTGCCAACTCTAAAACTTGCTCTACCTTTGTGCAATATGGGCAACCGTCTTTTGAGTAAACTGTAAACTTCATAATTTATAAAAAAATATTAACTTAGTTTATATATTAAAACAAAAATGGAGAGAATTTCTCCTCTCCATTCTATACAATATATCAATAAAAGTCAAATTTTACCCAAACCCAGGATGATCATATCCGTGAGTATGATGAACATCATAAGTGTCATTATGATCATAGTGATCATAATGAACATCATTAACTTCTACACTTATATGATCAGAATAATTTGAATCATTAGTATCATCATTTGGAATGTCGAGTTGGGGATCATTTAAATGATTATTTGAATGATCTACTGGATTTTCCGTCAAGAATTTGTCTATCAGGTCTGCAGTATGTCCGTTAGGAGTTTCATCATTTTCAGCGTTGTTATGAGGTCCTGAATTACCTGGAGCATCTTGATCTCCATTACCCCATCCATTGTTTCCTTTGCTTTCTGGTTTTCCTCCACCTCCTCCATCACCATTATCATCATTATTAGGTGGATTTTGATTTCCCTTAGGTCCATCGTTGTTTGAATTGCCTGGTGGTTGGTTTGGTTCTGGATCTTGACCGTCTTGATGATTTCCTTTTCCAGGATTACCAGATGCACCAGTTTCACCATCCCAAGAGGAATGACCTACTTCTTTATCATTACCAGGATTATTGCCACCATCTTCTGGATTTGGATCTTCTGGATTGTCAGGATCATCTAAATCTTCATCATTCTCAGCATTATTATTTGATCCTGAATTGCCAGGAGCATCCTGATCTCCATTCCCAAATCCATTGTTTCCATTATTATTTGGAGATCCACCATTACCATTCCCATTTTGATGGGAATTGCCTTGTTCTCCTGGAGTCTGATCGTTTTCGGCATTATTATTTGGTCCTGAATTGCCAGGAGCATCCTGGTCTCCATTTCCAAATCCATTATTTCCTTTATCCTTAGGATCCTTTGGATCTTCAGGGTCCTCAGGATCTTCTGGATCTTCAGGGTCCTCAGGATCTTCAGGGTCCTCAGGATCTTCTGGATCTTCAGGGTCCTCAGGATCTTCGGGATCTTCAGGGTCCTCAGGATCTTCTGGATCCTCTGGATCCTCTGGATCTTCAGGGTCCTCTGGGTCTTCGGGATCTTCAGGATCTTCAGGGTCCTCAGGATCTTCTGGATCCTCTGGATCCTCTGGATCTTCAGGGTCCTCTGGGTCTTCAGGGTCCTCTGGATCTTCGGGATCTTCTGGATCTTCAGGGTCCTCAGGATCTTCTGGATCTACAGGTGGGTCAACTGGAGGATCTACAGGGGGATCCACTGGAGGATCTACAGGTGGGTCCACTGGAGGATCAACTGGAGGATCTACAGGAGGCTCTGGATCTTCAGGATCAACTGGTGGAACAGGGGGGTCCACTGGAGGAACTACTGGAGGTTCTGGAGTAGGAATTACAGGTTCTTGTGGAACTTGTCTATCAGGATCTTGAGGATCACTGACGATACTGACAGGGATATTAGCAATGTCAGATAAGTTATTAGCATTGACGTTCTGTGATCTGGACGGATCGTTGAATGAAACTTGTGAATTAATATTTTTTTGATCGGGAACTCTTTCATTCAAAGCAAAATCACTTCCACCAGAAGCAAGGTCTTGTGGAGCATCAATACCAAGATCAGAGTTTATCTCAGCAGTTGCTTCTACTTCACCAACACGAACTGGATCTACCTGTTCTACTGGAGTATTATCTATTCCCTCTCCCACTGGAGTATAACCTTCTGCAAAACGACCAGCAGCACTAGGATCATGAATAGTTGGATCCTGTGCTTGCTGGTTTGTTCTTTGAGTTTCTTCAAGTTGTAGTTCTTCCATAATCTAATCTCCAATTACATTCAAGTATTATTTAGTTTTTTGAGTTGACTTGTTAGGTTTTGTAGGAGGTCTATAAAGACCTGGCCAAGTATCACGAATGATCTCAGCCAGTTTATAAGGTGTCTCTGAACTAATCATCTAACGTGATGTCCTCCAAACATATATCTCATACCATTTAAAATCTTGGCTGCGAAAGTGCCCAGATTGCGTGAATTAAATCTTTCATAAAGAGCAGTTGTGATGACAGGAGCGGGAACCCCCAGATCCACAGCAGCATTAACCGTCCACCTACCTTCACCACTGTCGGATACACCTCCAGAGAAATTAGAAAGCTGTGGGCTGCGGCGCAACACATCAGCAGTAAGGTCAAGTAACCAGCTACTAACAACGCTACCGCGACGCCATAACTCAGCCACTTCAGCAACGTCAATATCATAGCAGTAACTTTCTGGATCTGCCATAGGTGCGACCTCTGCATCTCCCTCTTTAACGTATTGTGCTCCATTATTTGCACTCTTTAGAATATTGAAACCTTCAGCATATGCCTGCATCATACCATACTCGATGCCATTATGCACCATCTTCACAAAATGTCCTGCTCCTGGACCACCACAATGCAACCAACCGTGCTCTGCAGAAGTTACATTGTCGCAGGCATCAGTCCTTGGGGCAGAATGGATGTCTGGAGAGAGGGCATCAAAAATGCTTTTACAAGTGGCGACTGCAGTATTTCCACCGCCAACCATAAGACAGTATCCACGATCCAGACCGTAAACACCACCGCTAGTGCCACAATCAATATATTGGATACCCATCTTTGCCAGACGTTCTGCTCTTTTCCGACTGTCTTTAAAATTGCTATTGCCATGATCAATAATAATATCTCCCTCACCACAAAATCGTAGTAACTCATTGATTGTTTCCTCTACTGTTTCTGCGGGCACAACCATCTGAAAAATTCCTGGTTGTGTTCCCCTTTGTTTAACTATCCTGACAAGGTTTTCAATAGTTGTAGCAATTCCATTCACATAACCTTTTTCATATGCTTCACCTGCCTTCTCATAATTTCTGCGGTATCCCCACACTTCAATACCTGCTTTCATCATACGACGGGACATTCCTTCTCCCATTCGTCCAAGTCCAATTAATCCAACTTTCATTTATTTCTCCCAGTTTTCGTAAATGTTTCTAAAATACAAATCAACTTTAGATAAACTTTCCAGTTCAACATCACAAATGTAATCGTGTTCATCACACCATTCTAATGCAATTTCGTGAAATTTCTGTTCAATCATCACTCTATTTACCCCGTATGATCTTGCGAATGATGACATTATAAAATTCCAACACTGATGCTCTTTTTTCATTCTTTTGATTTAAGAACTTCATTCCAATCTTTCTGGAATAACTCCAGTCCCTTTTCAGTCATAATGTTCTTATACATTGACCAAAATACGATTGGGGGAATTGTAACTACATCTGCTCCATACAGTGCTGATTGTTCAACTTGCCTGACATCACGAAGAGATGCTGCAAGAATTTGAGTTGATGTTCCAGAATAATCAAATGCCTTACGAATGTTCTTGAGTAGTTCAATTCCATCAACTGAATTATCCATCCAACGACCTACAAATGGGGAGATAAATGTTGCTCCTGCTTTAGATGCAAGAATTGCCTGAGCAACGGAGAACACCAAAGTTACATTTGTCTTAACACCTTGTTGGGAAAGAAACTTACAAGCCTTCAATCCTTCAACAGTACAAGGGACTTTGATTGTAACACTTGGAGAAATTGAATAGTAATTTTTTGCTTCTGCAAGCATTTCTTCTGCAGTATCTGCTACGACTTCTGCAGAGATGCTTTCTAACTCTGTAAATATATTTGCAATTTCTGTAATAACTTCTTGAAGTTGTCTGCCACTTTTGAGGATTAATGATGGATTTGTAGTGACACCATCTAATAATCCTGTGTCGTATGCTGAACTGATTAACGAAACATCTGCTGTATCTAAAAAGATCTTCATAAAAAAAGAAAGAACTCCTTAGTAATTATAAGGAGTTCTATTTCAGTTGATAAGGTTTTGTTATGAATTAAAGATATTAGAGAGCATTTCCCCTCGGAAGAACTTCTTCAGGAAATACAAACGATTCGTGTGGCTGGTCAACAGGAGCCATCCAAGCACGTAAGCCCTCGTTTAAAAGCACGTTCTTTGTATAGAACGTCTCAAATTCCGGATCTTCTGCTGCTCTAATCTCCTGACTTACAAAATCATAAGCACGAAGATTAAGTGCAAGACCAATGATACCGATGCTGGAAGTCCAAAGTCCCATAACAGGTACGAACAACATAAAGAAATGAAGCCAACGCTTATTTGAAAAAGCAATA